AATCTGGGGGTGTGCTAATGTCTTACAAGGTATTGAATGACGCTGTTGGTCTTATCCGCGACGAAACCCCAATGTGGGAAGGCAGCTATCAGGAACTGCCAGATAAAACCAAAGACGGACTGATCTGCTTATGGCTTATCACTCACCCAACATGGATGGATGACGTATTTCCTCACACAGTTAGCGACAAGCCCTTACTGGCCCTAGAGGCTATCTACAGCGAGGACGCTACCTCTAGGATGGCTGCCGCTATGTTCCGCGATGCTGCGGATAGAAACGCTAAAGATGTTGATAATGATGCCTACTTGTCGGAGGCTTTGGATGACTTCGAGGCGATACTGGATACGCCTGACTTCCTTGAAGAAATTAGACATCAGTTGTATATGTATCTTGAACCGAGCATGGAAGAGCTTGTAATGGACTCTTATCAGGATTTAATTTATTTAGATAGACTTGTAATGGGGAGCCACTAATGGACGTTAAAACGCTAATTAGGGACGCTAACAAGCACGCTGACAAAGCTATCAGGCGATCAAAGGCTGAGGTTATGGCCAGAAGGTTCAGGGAGTGGCTAGAGGAACCGCTTGTAGTTTATAGACTACATCTATTTACCATGACCGCTTTGTTGACCGCTTTTGTTGTTTATGAGGTTATAATTTACTAGCCGAGGGTTTCATATTCCCTTCCGATCAGTGTGATCTACTGTGGCGGTACAGATCAGGCCAAGGTTCCCTTAGACCTTTTGACCCAGATTAGTCCACTGGGGAGCCGAAACGGACTATTATTTACCAAGTCGAGTGATGCTATGAGAGTAAAAATATATCAATTGATCGAGCAAATAGTGGAAGTTGGTGCAGAGGCTGGCTACAACAGGGCGCACAAACATACCGATACGCCTAATCCTGAGACAATAAAGCAATGCATACAGGAATACATAATGAATGGCTTTGATGAACACTTTGAGTTTGATTTAGAAGAGTAGTATCCGACACAATTTTCTAGGCTCGTTAAAAGTCGTTGCGAGCCTTACCCCCACCCCCTCAGACCGTTTTGTACTTGGCTGGGGGGTTTTTTTGTTTCATATATTGAACAATGTATATTGCAGTATATCATTACTGGTATATATCGCATCCAAAACAAGCATTTCAAATCATAACTGATCGTCTATACAATGCCGCCTTAACTCACCAACAAGGGGGCAAACAGTGATAATTTACATGATAGTTTTTGTAATTCTCTCGCTTGGCGCAGTCGCTGCCGACGATCTTAGCTAGTTTACATTTTCGTAAAAACCATGCACAATGCCGCTAGTTCACTGACATTAGGGGTGTCAAATGGATAGCTTAAACCTAACTAAATCACTTGAAGATTGCTTTGATTGGGAATTAAATGACGAGATAATCCGCTTCGATGCGATTATTGAATCGTTGATGACTACCGATGTCCAAAGGCATAAGATACGAGAAGAACTTATTGACTGGCAGGATGGCGTTGCCAACATGGTCGATGAGCTTTCGGAGCTTGAGCCTTACGAAGGGTTCAGGGAGTTTGCAGCAATGGCAGAAGAGATATTCGGGACTGAGCAATGAGTGGTGGAAGACCTAAATGGATACCTGACGAGCAAACCTGCGAAAAAGCGCAGGAGATGGCTTCTAAGGGTCTAACGGTTATGCAGATAGCTCATTGCTTAGGTGTAAGCCATACGACCGTATACGAGCGCCAGAACGAATTCCCTGAGTTTGCTGAGGCTATAAAAAAGGGAAGGAGTGAAGGTATCCATGATGTTGCCAATGCTCTGTATGAAAAGGCAATCGGTGGGGACACTACCTCAATTATCTTTTACCTCAAGAAAAGAGATCGAGAGTCTTGGGGTGATGAGTATATTGAGCCAGTTAAAGAGATACCCCCAATCAATATAATCGTGGATGCCGATGCAATTAACAAAGCCGCAGTCTGAGATATTCTTATCTAAGGCTCGATTTGTTTCTGTCGTTGCTGGCAGGCGATTTGGCAAAACCTTTACAGCTATTGCTGCACTGCTTACGGCAGCTATATCTGGCCACAATAAGAATGTCTGGTATGTTGCTCCGACCTATGGGGCTGCAAAAGAAATATGCTGGAATATGCTAATCAATACCATTCCGCAAGATTACATTGCCAAGACTAACGAGACATCCCTCACGATTAAGCTGATCAACGGATCATACATAGCCTTAAAAGGCGCAGAGAAGCCAAACAATCTTCGCGGACGAGCGCTAGACTATATTGTCCTTGACGAGTTTGCAGATATGCGGCCAGAGACTTGGTACGAAGTATGTAGAGCATCATTATCTGATCGAAAAGGGGGTGCGCTTTTTATTGGTACGCCTAAAGGCAGGAATCACTTCTATGATCTGTGGGCTAGAGGCAAAGATGGCGCAGACGATTGGGAGTCTTTCCAGTACACAACTCTCGATGGCGGAAACGTACCGCAGGAAGAGATTGACGCTGCCCGTCAAGACCTAGATGAGAGAACCTTTAAGCAAGAGTATGAGGCTGCATTCGTAACCTATGCTGGCCTGATCTATTACGGGTTTAACCGTGAAGACTCTGTATTGGCGATTGATGACGATAGTGGTACACTCCACATTGGGATGGACTTCAACTTAGACCCCATGTCTGCCGTTATCTGTATTCGTAAAGGCGGGACGCTGATTGCCGTTGACGAGATAGTCATGTACGGGTCTAACACTGATGAAATGGTTGCGGAGATAATAAACCGCTACCCTAGACGCAATATAATTGTTTATCCAGACCCAGCATCAAGACAGCGGAAAACCTCTGCTGGTGGTCGCACAGATTTGTCGATCTTACAAAACGCAGGATTTAGCGTTAAGGCGAAGAACTCGCACGCATTGGTCAGGGATAGAATCAACGCTGTGAATAGTCGTTTACTGTCAAGTGATGGTGAGCGGCATTTGTACATCAGCCCGAAATGCAAGCAGACGATTAAGTCACTTGAAAGGCAGACATACAAAGAAGGCACAAGCATTCCCAATAAAGAAGATGGCTATGATCATATGAACGATGCCCTCGGCTACTTAGTGGAATACCTGTTCCCAGTTCGCACTGAATACGCCACACCACAACCACAAAGGTGGACTTGATGAGATTGAACGCAGATACAACGCACCCTGATTATGACAAGTACGAAGCACGCTGGGAGTTTTATGTTCGCAGCTACATGGGTGGGCAAGATTACTTTAATGGCGCATACCTCACGCGCTATATATCCGAAACAACAGATGACTATGACCGCAGACTTGATCTGACCCCGCTAGATAACCACTGCAAAAATATAGTTCATATTTACAGCAGCTTCCTTTGGCGTGTACCTCCTACTAGAGCCTACAATAGCGCAGCCAATAACGTGGCCCTTGAACCTTTCTTAAAGGATGCTGATCTTGATGGTCGCAGCTTTAACACATTTATGCGTGAAGCTCAGATTTGGTCTAGCGTGTATGGCCATGTATGGCTAATGATGGATAAGCCTAAGTCTACAGCAGGAACAAAAGCAGAAGAGCTAGAGCAAGACATCAGACCCTATGTGACCATGTTCACCCCTGAGAATGTTCTTGATTGGAACTATGCTCGCACCCCTAGTGGTCGCTTTGAGCTTGACTATCTAAAGGTCAGAGAAAGCGTTATCCGTGTTGACGAAACAACCACAGAGACTTACTACCGCGTTTGGTACAAAGACCGCGTAGAGCAATGGCACTCACTTAATGACCTAGATAAGATGATTGAGGTAGATGACAACGTGCTGGGTCGCATCCCTGCGGTGTTCCTGCCTGCTAACCGCAGTATCACCAGAGGCATAGGGCTGAGTGACATATCAGATGCATCCTATATGCAAAGAGCTATCTATCAGGAACTATCAGAGGTCGAGCAGCTAATCCGTATCAGCAACCACCCGACACTGGTTAAATCATACGGAACAGATGCTAGTGCTGGTGCTGGTGCGATTATTAATATGCCCGATGATATGGACGCACAGTTAAAACCTTACCAGATGCAGCCTAGCGGTCAGAACCTAGACGCTGTTCGTGCATCGATAACCGATAAGGTAGAGTCAATCAACCGCATGAGCCATATGGGTGCTGTGCGCGGTACTGATGCTCAGGTAATGTCTGGCGTGGCTATGCAGACCGAGTTCCAAATGCTTAATGCCAAACTATCAGAAAAGGCTGACTTGCTAGAACTTGCCGAAGAGCAGCTTTGGGTGTTGTTCTGTGATTGGCAGGATGTCACTCCAGATGTGGAGATATTCTACCCAGACGCATTTGACCTAAGAGACTACGACAAGGAGTTGATGTTCCTACAGCAGTTAAAGGCATCAGGCGTTAGGTCTGTTACTTTAGCTCAGGAGATAGACAAAAAGATTAGTGATCTTGTGCTTGACGATGAGCAGTTGGCTAGAGCGCATTCTGAAATTGAGTCTGGCACACAGGTGCTAGGTCAGTTTAACGAGCAGGTAGTTGAAGAAAGCTAATGCCAGCAGACGTTGATCACGTTGAAGAGCTTAATCAGATAGCTGATGCCCATCAGAGACAGTTAGCCGCAGCACTGGTTACTCTGGAGCAAAGGATTACTGAGTTGCTCGCTACAGCCCCATTGCAGGATGGCAACCTATTCGATTTAGAGTGGGCTATTCAGGCAAGGGCAGAGATACGGCAGATAGTTGAAGAAGAGTATCTTGCTGAGGTAGACAGAATAGTCAGGGAGTATACGGCTGTTGCTGCCAGCACCTATGAAATGCTAGGCACCTACGGAAGTTTTACACAACTTGATCCTCGCATAATAAGTCAATTGCAGTCATTGCAGTTTCAAGGTTTTCAAGATATAGGCGCAGAGTATCTGGACGCTATTAGCCGAGAGGTATACAGAAACACCCTGACTGGTGCTAGTTTTGCTGCAAGTGTTCAAGTGATAAAAGAGGTAGCAGGCGGCAGGCTTTCACAGTATGCAAAACAACAGGTACATGACAGCCTTATGCAGTTCGATGCATCAGTTAATACTGCAATAGGTAAAGAATCTGGCGCAACCAAATGGAAATATGTTGGCCGTTTGATTGCAACTTCGAGACCTTTTTGTCGAGAACATGAAGGCGAAACGTTTACTGATGAAGAAATTCAAGATTTGTGGTCAGGCAGTTGGGCTGGTAAAGCCGCTGGTGACCCTTTCATCGTTCGCGGTGGCTATAACTGCGGGCATCAATTTAGACCAGTATTTGAAGAGGAATTATAATGCCACAAGGTAAAGGTACATACGGTAGTAATGTTGGGCGACCAAAGAAGAAGAAGAAACCAAAAAAGTAAATTTATGCTAGACTAACGATTCACCAATACTCTTTAAGAGGCACGCGACATGAGCGATGAAATCATGGAAACAGAAGCAGAGACTGAAACTGCGGCAGTAGAAACTCAGGAAAGCAAGACCTTTACTCAGGATGAACTAGACCGCATTGTTGCGGATCGTGTTGCCAGAGAGCAGCGCAAGTTCGACAAACGACTATCTGGCGTTGACCTTGATGAAGCTAAAGACCTGTTGGCAAAAAAAGAAGCCGCAGAGTTGGAGCGACAGAAAGAGCGCGGGGAGTTCGATAAAGTCCTGAAGCAAACGGTCGAGAAGAAAGACATGGAGATACAGAGTTACAAAAGCAAGTTGCAACAGACGCTAGTAGATGGAGCGATTCTGGGTGCAGCTTCTAACAGTAACGCTGTTAATCCGACTCAAGTCTCTCAGTTACTAAAAGACCAGACCAGACTGTCAGATGACGGAACGGTCGAGGTGCTAGACGCTAACGGAGTACCGCGATACAATGACAGCGGTGATTTGTTATCAGTCAGCGAGATGGTAGCAGAGTTCTTGACAGTAAACCCACACATGGTCAAAGCGTCACAAGGTGGCACAGGATCGATGGGTAACGCTGGTGGCTCTACGCAGAAGCCTCAATCTGTGGCAGATATGGTTGCAAACTGGGAAAATGGTGGCAAAGAAGCATTTGCTGCTATGAAGAAAAAGTAACCACAAACCACAAACTAATTTTATTTAAAGGCAATTTATCATGGCTGCAACTACTTCAACAACTCTCGACGACCTGTTCGTCAATATCGTCGCTCAGGCTCGTTTCACTGCCGAAGAGCAATCACTAATGATGGGTCTTGTAACTAACTACAACATCCAATCTACTGCTGGCAAGACCATTCAGGTTCCTAAGTACCCAGCAATCGCTGCTGCTGACCTGACCGAAGGCACTGACATGTCAAGCACCACTGTATCTACTAGCTCAGTTTCTGTAACTGTTGGCGAAGTAGGCGCACAGGTTCTGCTGACTGACATGGCTACCTACGGTGACGGCAACCCTGCTGTAGAGCTAGGAACTGTTCTCGGTAACGCTATCGCCACTAAGATCGATACTGACCTGATTGCCCTGTTTGACGGCTTTTCTAGCTCTATCGGTGCTGCTGGTGCAGAGATCACTGTAGCTGACTTGTTCAAGGCTGCTGCGACTCTTCGTGCTGCTAAGATTACTGGCACTATCAATGCTGTAGTACATCCTTTCCAAGCGTACCAGTTGAAAGCTAACCTAACTAACACCTTTGCTAACCCAAATGGTGGCGACTTGCAGAACGAAGCAATGCGTAACGGTTATGTTGGTACTATCGCTGGCATCAATGTATATGAGTCTGCCAACGTAGCTATCTACGGTTCTGGCGATGCTAAGGGTGCTGTATTCGCTCCTGAAGCTCTGATGATCGCTATGAAGCGCGACTTCAACATTGCTCCACAGCGTGATGAGTCACTCCGCGCATTCGAGTTGAACGCTACTGCTGTATATGGCGTAGCCGAGCTTGACGATGCATTCGGTGTTGAGATTCTGTCTGACGCTGTACTGTAAGACTGACTGCCCCTTCTTCGGAGGGGGCTTTCTTACGAGGTATACATGGCTATAACTTATCGCGGTGAAAGGTTCGAGGGCTACAACAAGCCCAAGCGCACCCCCAAGCATGACAGCAAGAGCCACGCTGTACTTGCTAAAGAAGGCGACAAGATAAAGTTGATTCGATTTGGACAGCAAGGTGCTGACAACAAGCCACCCCGTAAGAATGAATCAGAAGCAGACAAAGCTAAACGCAGATCGTTTAAAGCTCGGTTTGCTAAAGACATAGCAAGAGGCCGCAAAGATAAAACAGCCTCAGCGGCATACTGGGCAGATAAGGTGAAGTGGTAATGGCTTACTCAAGCGACGCAGATTTATTAAAACTGATTCCCGATATTCTCGATCTAGGTATCGAGTCTTTTGTATTGGAACACCCGAAAGCGCAGGCAGATATTCAGCGTGAACTACGGATCAAGTGGTGGCCCAGAAAGAACATAGCGGGTGAGATGGACAATACTAAGCTCACAGCAACACAGTTTACGATGGCTAGTGCTTACCTAGTCCTATGGCGTTATGCTCTACCCCAGTTGACTAACTGGACAGAGGGTGACCGATTCGGAAACATGATCGACTTCTACAAGGCACGATACGGTGAAGAGCTAGAATCTGTATTGGCTGATGGCGTTGACTATGACGAAGATGGTGACGGCACAGTTGATTATGATGAGAAGCAACCTGTCGGGCAGCGGTTAGATAGATAATGCAGGTCAAGATTGATACCAATATAGATGATGTAAGAAGGCGCATTGGTAAGAGAGGCGAGGAGCTATCGGCAAGCGTTAAGAAAGCCCTTTCCATAACTGCTCAGGCTGGCATCAATATTATTGAAGCTCGTACCAGCAGAGGCACTGGGTTTAAAGGTGGCAAGTTTGAAAAATACACGCCACTGTATGCGGCATTTAGAAACAGTCGAGGCAGAAGCACTAACCCAGACCTACAGTTCACGGGTCAGATGTTAAGCTCGATGACATCAAGGGCAAGTAACAATCAGGCTGAAATATTCTTTACTAGAGCTACTGAGTCAAAGAAGGCTGCAATGAATAACAAGACTAGACCTTTCTTTGGGTTTAGTTCGAAAGAGAAAAAGAAACTGGCTGATGTATTCTTTAAGGCGTTGAAATGAGTGTAAGAGAGAACATTGCAAACAACTTAGTAGC